CGTACACCACCGCCTCCCACCCCTGGCATGATCTTGTGGTGTTCGCTACCCCATACAGCACCCCTGTAATAGTTGAGCCCGACGGAAAGGGGAGAACCGTCGGGCTCATATAGAATTAGGAGGTCAGAAGAATGCCAGATAAAAAAGGTCTCGCTTCCGAGACCTCTGTCAATATCATAATACCATATAAGAGTGTATCTTTTTGTATCATATTTCACATTTTGAAATTTCCCTTATTTCAGGGTTTGTCAATAATTTCAATGCGCTTGCATGAATCCTGTGGACTTGCGCCCATTGATAGTTCATCTCCACACATATCTGCTCCCAACTCATCAAATCAATATACCTCAGCCGTATCAGATAGGCTTCCCGCTCAGGCAATGACCGTATCGCAGTCTCTATTTCCTTCTCAATTGCATATGCCCGCTTCAGCTGATAGTTGATCTCGTCCTGCAGCTCCACGATTTTGCTCACCACGTCGGAGATTTTATCATCCTTTCGTGTTCCCCGCCGGCCGGGTGAGATCTGCGTCGTTACCCTCGTGGCCTCTGCCTCCAGCTCGGCCAGCCTATCCTCAAGCTTCTTTATGTTCTTTTTTATCCAGTATAACCTCTGCAATTGCATTTTTGTCATTCGTGATCATCCCCTTCACGGTTAGCTTTGTCTTTTGTAAGTTTGCAGTTTCCTGCTATTGCGAATTAATCCCAATAAACATCATCAATCTCTATAAGTGCGCCGCATTCCGGACATTCAAATGTTGTTCCGTTCCAATCACATGGGTCACCTACAATACCAATGAAATCTGCATACTTAATGTAAACCTCTTCTTCGCACTTCGGACAAACAAATCTTACTTTTATGGGCTTTTGTATAACTGTTATATCAACTTTATTCATATTGGCCTCACTTCCTTCGCAAACTTTATATCAAGCGTTTTCCCGTCCAAGTCTGCATAATCATAAGCAGGTATAACATCTTTTTCAAAAGACTGTTCCATACAATCACCTTCGCAACCTATGCAGTCTCTAGTGTCTTGATGATTCTGTTCAGATACCATGCTGCTTTCTTCAGGTCATCGACCCCGCCCTTGAAGCGGTACCTGCTCAGGTATTTGATTACATTTCCGATGCAGAACCCTTCAAAAAGATCCGGTCCAAGTTTGTCCTGGATATAATCGATGACCTCGATCTTGCCGGTCGTATAGTGCGGTGGGTGGTTGATGTAATCTGGCGCTGTTTTTGGTACATCGTCAATTGCCTTATGGAATTCGCTATTCTTTACACATTCATCCACTGCGGATTTGAATTGTGCTATAAGCTCTTTAATTGCTCTCCTGACATTGATTATTGATTCATAATAATTTGGCTCCGTTAAGCTTTTATCACTATTTGCCGCGATCTTTTCTTCACTTTCAACTGCAACTTTCGCTATATCTTCCCGGGCTTGCTCGCCAATCTCTTTGATGCTTGTTTCTTCCTGTTCTCTGAATAAATCTTCATGAACTGTCTCATCGGTTTTTTCTTTTGCCGGCCTGCCCGACTTCTTTCCGTTCAGCAACATAGTTACCTTCGCAATCATCATAGATTTTTTCATTTTTGGATATGACGGCATGAACTGCTCCGCGATCTCTTCAACACTCATGCCTTCATCTGCCATTTTCTTCACAACATCTTTTGTCAGATGCGCCATATCAGTTCCCTCCAACTCTTTAGTAGTTTTCTCGAATCTACCGATCAGGCTGGTGACCGTCTGAAGTTTTGTCCCGAGTTTATCTGCGATCTCTCCAGGTGTCATTCCCTGATCAAGGAGTGCCTTAACCTTCATCCACGTGACGGCTCTCTTCTCTTCGTTCTTTGCCTTTTGCCGCTCGTATTTTTCTTTTTCCTTCCTGCCCAACGGGCTTTCGTAGTATTCCTGTACATGCTTGCGTCTCTCAGCTTTTTCTATGGCTATCACATCAGGCACGGGAGCGAATATCACTTCTTCTCCACTGGCCTTGAAGATCCGGTACCGTCGTGTGCGAAATTCGATGATGTCAAATCTTGTTCTGTAATTGCCAGTATCCACCAGGACGTATGCCGGCCGAATGTCAACTATCCTTCCGGTACAGGTCCTGAAATAACCCTGGATCCTATCTTTTTTCCACGTTCCTTTCTCATAGATCTTCACTTCATCTCCAATTGCCAGTTCATCAGGCCGCATACGTTCACCTCCAGAAATTTAGTTGCCGGTGACAGGTTGGTGACAAGTTGTGACGGGTTGGGTGACAGGTTTGCGAACCTGTCACCGGCTTACAGCCGACTGCATTTGAAGTCATTTTGGTGACAGGTTTGACAGGTAGTTTTCAAAAACTTAAGATTTTTATATGCGTATTTTTTCTATACCTTTTCTTTTCTATTTTTATTTTTTATCCATTTTTATAAAAATAGATGGAAAAGGAAGAAAAAATAGACCCCAAACCCGCTTGGCTCTAAGGCGGTGACAGGTTGCAAAAACCTGTCACCAAACCTGTCATACCTGTCACCCATTTTACAAATCCTCCCAACGTTTTGGCAGACTAAGATCTGCCGGATCATAAAACTCCATCTGCTCATACGTCTTTTTACCTTCGTATTTCCAATGCAAGAACGACTTGGCCAGGTCGGTGAACCTGATACCTTCCCAGTAACGAGCATACTTATTGCGATCTTTTTGGAATCCGCGCTCCTGCAGCTTCCGCGCCAGTTTTGTTGCCGATACCGGGCGCAGTCCGTTCTCCGCGCACCAGGACGAATACACACGGTAGAGATCTGCTGATGAAACAGACGAGGCCGAATCAGCGATTACGCACTCATCCAGGAAGGCCTGCAGATTGTCCATTTCGATCCTGTACTCATCCGTGGCCATACGGACTTCTTCAGGAGGTATGAGCCCATAGCGCTGCCAGGCCATACAACCCTGAACCGCCCAGGCCAGCACACCCGGCAGCTCTGCACGGAGCTTGTTCGGCAGTTCTGTGTCCTGCTCTTCAGCCGTGATGTATGCCCTGAACGGTATCAGCATGATCCTGCGCCAGATGCCGATATCGGTACCCTTGATCACAGGCTTGTGGTTGCACTCCATCCACAGCTTGAACTCGGGAACGAACTCGAACGGTTCCTTGTACAGCCTCTTAGCCATTAGAGGAGCTCCGCCGGTGATCTGTTTTACCAGTCCTTCCTCGAGGCGGGCGCCTTCGTTCGGTTCGTCGGTCGTACACATCCGGGCCCCGGGGAGCCTGGCGATCTCGCCCATGCTGTTGTAGTTGTACTCCCTCGAAGTGAAAACCTTGTCCGAGGCCTTACGTACATATTCGCCCAGCATGGACCTGATGGTTTCGATGAACGTCGACTTGCCGTTTTTCCCGGTACCGTACAGGATAAATATGCACTGCTCCTTTGTGGATCCTGTCAGGGTATATCCAATGGCCCGCTGGATGAAGTCGATCAGGTCTTTGTTGCCCTCGAAAATCCTGTTGAGGAATGATTCCCAGGTTGGTGCCTTTGCGTCAGGATCATACGGTACTGGCAGGATCCTGGTGATCATATCCTCTTTTCGATGCAGCCGTAGTTCTCCGGTCCGCAGGTCCAGTGTCCCGTTGGCACAGTTGAGAAGGAATTTGTCACGGTCGAACCATTCTGGCAGTGCCGCGATGCCGGGGATAGACTCGGCTTCTCGGATCATGCTGTCCTTCTTGCTGGCGTTCCTGGACCCGCACAGCCATTTGTAAAGTTCCTTGCGCTTTTTCTCGTCGGCAATGAGTGATTCGTACCGGTATATTGCCGTGATTGCTTCATCGGCCAGGGTTCGGATCTGCCGAAGCGTGTCCTCGCGCCAGACTTTGCCATCGTATATGTACCAGCCCTTCATCACGTCATACTTTAGGATCTCGCCATACTTCTCAACCAAGCGCTGGGCGTTCCACATGTCGTTGTATGGTCCATAGATCCACTCCGGGAGTTTCTCCGGCGGAGGTTCTCCGATATAGTCCAGACCCTGGTCGATTTCCGGCGGTTCTTCCTGTTTGGACCGGGACTTTTTCGGTGCCGGTGGTTCGTACACTTCCCTGCAGTCTGCAATCGCGCGGGCAATGGTGATCTGGCCATACGTCCCTGCCTCACCCCGGCGCTCGTCCCATTTCTTCCGGTACAGCCCGGACCGGCGGAAGATCCTCTGCATCTGCTCGGCATCACACCGGGAGTAAAAGGCCAGCAGGTTGCACAACGCAATATCAGCTTCGCTCTGGCTGGCATATCTGCCCTTCCAGTTGCCGTTCATGAGCTCCGCGAACAGGTCCCCGTTTTTTGCATTGAGCGCGATCTCGATTACTTTTTCATCATCGAGAAAAACTTCAGAATTTGATGCGTTTTTAATGTTTTCTGCTTCATTTTTTTGAGTTTTTTTAGTTTCTACGTATTTAGCATGAACGATAGCCAGTTGTTCAGTGCGCTCCTCGATCTCTGTGTGGGCATCGTCCAGCACCCGGCCGGTCATGCAGAAGTACCGTCCGGTCTCATACATTTCGACGGGGTCCTTCCGTCGGCGGCCGGGCGGGAGCTTGCCCTTGCAGATGATATGGATCCCCCTGCCCGACTGGCTGAGCTCCGTGTAGCTGTCGAGAGTAGCGATGATATCCCTGGCCAGCTCCGTCAACTCACCCGTCTCCGGATTCCGGCAGTCGTCGATGTCCACACCGACGATACCGTCCCCGTTGAACACAAAGCCAATGCCGGGATAACCTGCCGTGACCATCTTGTCATGTGCGGTCCAGTAGTCGGTCCAGGTCTCGGGATTGTTGCTCATCGCCTGTCCGCCGGTAACCGGGTTGATCGGTATCTTTGTTTGTTTCCCGTTCCGCACGACCAGCTTCCAGCAAACCCATCTATCTATTTTCTTTAGTTCCTCAGGAATGTTGTTGAAGTACATTTGAGCAACCCCTTAAAATGGAATGTTCAGTGCCTCTTTGAGCTCTTCATTCGTAATGCCGGCCTTGCGAATCAGGTCGCTGATAAAACTGTATGTGTGCAGCAATTCAAGATACATCGGCCGGTACTGCATTTTCTGTTCCATAGGTACCGAATCATCATCAAACCATTTGCTCATTTTGACCATCGTGTTGTGCGCCTTCTTGAGCGTGTCGATCAGGTGTAGTTTCTCCCATTCTCCAAGCTCGATGCTGCATGTGTTGTCCCGGTTGAGTATGACTTTGAAAGATACTCCTTCCGCCATATCAATCACTCCTC